ATTATTTACTAGCCTCACTGACAGCAAGGTAGCTGTAGAGAGCATTGAAGAGGCCACTAAGGCAGGCGATCATGTACTAACACAGGAAGAGGCTCTGGAACTTGCATGGGCTAAGAACGCCATACGAGAGCAGGAGAAGGAGCTAAAGAAAATAACGCCTAAAGCTGTCTGGCGTGATATGTTGATGATACAGAATAAGTCTATGCTGGATCACAAGCACAAGCTAGAGAAGGCTAGGCTGGCTAAACTAAAGAAGCAGCGCCAGATCGGTGACGCGGTAAAGAACATAGGTGCTACTATAGTAGTTCTTGCTGCGTTTGCTGGCACATACTGGTTATTTACCACAGGAATAATTTAATGGAAGAGTCTACTAAAGACATACTGGACGTTGCCGCTGCATCTACGGCACTAATGTCACTAGCTGCTTGGTTGCCACCTACAGCGTCGCTGCTGACTATAGTGTGGTTAGGTATTAGGATATATGAGTCAGATACTGTGCAAGGTATCCTAGGGAAAAAGAAACAGCTTGACAAACAAGACTAAATAGTGTATAATATATGAGTATTTTAAATAGTTTGATAGGGCCAGTGACTGGGCTTTTAGATAAATTCATAGAAAATAAAGATAAGAAAAACCAAATAGCCTATGAACTATCTACTATGGCTGAGAAGCATGCTCAAGAACTACTTAAGGGTCAGTTAGCGGTCAACAAGACTGAGGCTGCACACAAGAGTTTATTTGTCGCAGGCTGGAGGCCAGCTATAGGATGGATATGTGGACTAGCTCTATTCTATTCTACTATCTTAGCTCCAATACTAAGCATCTGGTTTACTGTACCGCCTGTTGATAGCTCATTACTTACTAGTGTACTGATGGGCATGTTAGGACTAGGCGCTATGCGTACAGTAGAAAAAACTAAAGGCGTACAGAGAGAACGATAATGGCAAGAGGCATTACATTAAGTAGAGGACGTGCTTCAGGTTTCGACCTGCCTAGAGCTGAAGAAGAAGAAGAAGTTGTGTCTTTAGCTAGTTCTTTTGACACAGATAAAGAAACCTTTGAGCCTCGTATACCTGTTAGAGAAGAAAAGCGTCCTACGTCTACCTCCTCTCCTTCCCTTACTTTAGCAGGTGTTCCTGAGTATGGCACACCTGAAGAGTCTTTAAATAATCTAGCATCTTTTGTAGCACAGCAACAAGGTCAGAGCCGTGCTCTAAGCTCAGCAGCCGTAGAGTCTGGTGACTATAGCGGTATCAAAGGCGCAGACGTTAATAAGCTACGTCAAGACCCTCGTAATGTTAGAGATTACTACACAGAATCTGTAGATACAAACATTGTTGACTTTGTTGAAGATAACGACATACCTCTGTTTAAAGAAGTAAACGGTCAGAAGCTGTACTTAAACACAGGCACTTCAGGTTCTATTGCTGGTATAGCTAAAGAAGGCAGTGACGTTGTTTATCAGGCTTACGGCCCTGTAGGTACTTACTCTACAGTAGCTGTTCCTAAAGATAGAAGCATCTCAGGAGCGTTTCCTCCTATTGTTAGAACGGCTCTTGCTGCCTTTACTGCTGGAGCTTCAGAAGCAGTGTTGTCAGCAGCAAACGCAGCAGCGGGACAAACTTTAACTACACAAGACTGGTTAAATTTAGCGCTAGGTGCAGTTCAATTATACAACTCTTCAGGCGGCTTTACAGCGTCAAGTGGTTCTCCTATTACTGGTACTACAGCGCCTAGAACATTATCAGAGATGGCCGCAGCAGGTGATATAGTATCTCTCACAGTTGGTGGTTATGGCATAGCTGACGATGCTTTAGAAGACGATGACGATGATTTAGCAGCAACCATCTCTGACATACTGCTTGACAGGGCTATGGCGGAAGAACGAGTTAAAGAGCCTGATCCTGTTATTACTATAGGTGAAGATGTCTTTGAAACAGGCGTTACTCCAGAGACTCCTCCTACTCCTGCACCTGTTATAACTCCAGAGATTGTTTCTGAGCCTATTGTGGCTGATCCTCCAGAAGTAGAGATAGACATAGAGCAACCTGAAGTAGAACAACCTGAACAACAGCCCGTACAACAACCTTCAGATTCTAATGGTGGTGGCGTTGGTGGCGATGGAGGTGCTGATACTGGCGGTGGCGAAACTGGCGCAGGTTCTTCAGGCACTGGAATACCAGAAGAAGGCTCAGGTATACCCGGCACTTCAGGTTCTGGTGGTATTGCTCAGGAAGAAGGATACGACCCTGACCCTCTGCCAGAAACAATGAGTGTTCCTAATCCTGATTTTGATTCAGAATCTAGGGATGTTTTATTACAGAGACAAATCTATGACATGATTCTAAGGGAGACAGACCCTGTTCTTAGAGAGCGTTTAGAGCAAGAATACGAAAGAATGGGTGGTAACCACCTAGAAGAAGTTAGAGCTGGTGTCCCTAGAGAAGAGGTATACGCTGATTATCCTCCTGAGTACATAGAAGTCCCTTATGAAGAAGCCACGTTAGACGAAGAAACTTTTGAGGCTCGTTATCCTAATGGTTGGTTAGGCGGTTCTTTTGATACTCTAGATGCTAACAAAGATGGTGTTGTCTCTGACACTGAGTTGTCTGACTATGAGCATAACATGGGAAGTGGCCAAGGAGGGGAACCTTCTAACATTGTTAAAGAAATCTTAGACGCTTTAAGATTAGAAGTGGACACTCCTGATCCCTCTACAGGTCTTCCTACAGATACTACAGTAGAAGTAGGCACGGCTGCTGGCCCTACTGATCCTGCTGTAGGCACAGGACAAGACCCTTCTACTGATCTTTCTACAGGCATTCCTTCTGATACCACGTCTACTAGCGGCACTACAGGCGCTGGAGGCGGTGGTGTAGGTACTGATGTAGGAGGAGGCGCTGGTGGCGGCACTACAGGCGGTGGCGCAGGTTCTGGAGAAGCAGAGACAGGCGCAGGTGCAGGAGAAGGAGAAGGAACCGGAGAAGGCAGCGGCACAGGAGAAGGCTCTGGGACTGGGACAGGAACTGGAGAAGGTTCTGGTGACGGAGCAGGCACAGGCAGCGGTACTGGAAGCGGTAGTGGTTCAGGTTCTGGAGGAGGATCAGGCAGCGGCCTAGGAACAGGCTTAGGAGCTGGTAGCGGTACACGCACTACAGACTCTCTCTTCGGTGACATGCTACAATTATCAACACAAATAGGAGCTACACAAGAACTTCTTAAGCCTTTTACTTTTGTTCCTGTTTCTTCAATACAACAAGCACCACAGTTAGGCACTAGACCTCCGGGCATGCTGACTAATAGCACTTTACTACAAAGGTATAGACAATAATGACATACTTACAATTAGTCAACAGCGTATTGCGTAGACTTAGAGAGGACGAAGTAACCTCAGTCTCTCAGAACAGCTACTCTAAACTTATTGGAGAGTTTGTTAATGACGCTAAACGCTCCGTAGAAGATGCTTATGACTGGACAGCTCTGCGTACTACACTGACTGTAACCACAGACGATACAACCTTTAACTATGTGTTGACTGGCTCACAGAACAGGATGAAGCTGTTAGACGTTATTAACGACACCTCAGACTTCTTCATGCAGTACCGCCCTTCTCGCTGGATGGACAACGCTTTCTTGATTGAGACACCTCCTCTGGGGTCTCCACAGTTCTACAGCTTCAACGGTGTTAACGCTGCTGGTGACAACGCTGTAGACATCTATCCTAAGCCTGACGGTGTGTATCAATTACGCTTTAACGTGGTACTACGTACAGCAGACTTCACAGAAGACACAGAGACTCTGGCAGTCCCTTCATCACCTGTTGTGCAGATTGCTACAGCACTGGGTGCTAGAGAGCGTGGAGAGACTGGTGGCACAAGTGCAGCAGAGTTGTTTGGACTTGCTGACAGAACATTGTCTGACGCTATTGCTATTGATGCGTCACAACATCCTGAAGAAACTATCTGGTATTCTTAATGGCACAACCACTACAGAACATTACAATATCTGCGCCGGGCTTTGCTGGTCTTAATACACAGGACTCACCCATTGGTGTTGATCCCTCGTTTGCTGCTGTTGCAGACAACTGTGTTATTGATCAGCTAGGTCGTATTGGTGCGCGTAAGGGCTGGGTAGAGGTTTCTACTAACGGTTCTTCTGTACTAGGCACTAGTCGTGGTATAGAGACTGTATACGAGTTTATTGATAACTCTGGTGACAAGGTTGTGTTGTCAGCGGGTAACAATAAAATCTTTACAGGCACTACTACTCTAACAGACGCTACTCCTGCTGGGTACACGCCTACAGCTAATAACTGGAAAGCTGTTACTTTAAACGACCATGTCTACTTATTCCAAAGAGACCACGAGTACGTGCTAGGTACAGATCACGGTGGTTCTTTTGTACTAGAAGAACATTCAGCACACTCTCACGCAACAGGTACACCGCCAGAGGCTAACGAAGTCTTAGCCGCCTACGGTCGTCTTTGGGCAGCAGACATTACAGGTAACAAGCACACTGTCTACTGGTCTGATACACTTAACGGACATCACTGGACAGGCGGTACGTCAGGCTCGTTAGACGTTACTACTGTATGGCCTACAGGCTTTGACGAGATAACGGCTCTAGCGGCCCATAATGGCTTCCTAATCATCTTTGGTAAGAAGTCTATACTCGTGTACTCAGGAGCCTCCTCTCCTGCCTCTATGACACTTACAGACACCATAGAAGGCGTTGGTTGCATAGCTCGTGACTCAGTACAGCACACAGGCACTGACATCATCTTCTTGTCTGAGACAGGTGTGCGTAGCTTTGGCAGGACTATACAAGAGAAGTCTATGCCTATGCGTGACATCAGCAAGAATGTACGCACAGACTTGTTGTCTTTGATTTCTTTACAGACTAATGCTATCAAGTCACTTTACAGCTCTGAAGAAGCCTTCTACCTGTTAACACTTCCTGACAGCAACACGGTGTACTGCTTTGACATGCGTAGAGCGTTAGAGGATGGCTCACACAGGGCTACTACGTGGTCAGGTATGTATCCTCTGTCCTTTGCTGTACTGGAAGATGGTGAGATATACATAGGCATCTCTTCAGGCATTGTTGAGTACAAAGGCTATATGGATGGTGCTAACAAGTACGAGATGCGCTACTTCAGTAATCCTATGGACTTTGGCAACACATCTAATCTGAAGTTCCTAAAGAAGTTTAACCTGACTATCATTGGTGGTCAGAACACACCTACTACTCTGAACTGGGGTTATGACTACACAGCTAACTACACTAAGCAAGCTTTTACATTTGCTTCTAGCAACATAGCTGAGTACGGCATATCTGAGTACAACACCACAGGCGAGTACACCTCTTCTATTCTCATCAATACTCCAAAGGTTAACACCAGCGGCAGTGGTGAGGTAGTAACCATTGGCTTAGAAGCAGAGGTCAACGGTGCTCCATTCTCAATTCAAAAAATCGACATACACGCTCTACTAGGGAGACTTATCTAAATGTCTAATTACACTAAGACAACTAACTTTGCTACAAAGGATTCTCTCCCTTCAGGCAATGCTGCGAAGATTGTGAGAGGAACAGAGATTGACACTGAGTTCAACAACATAGCGACAGCCAGTGCTACTAAGGCTAACTCAGCTGATCCTACATTTACTGGTACTGTTACAGCCGCTACCGTAAACGTCACAGGTACACTGACGGCTGACACAATTACTGGAGGGTCTTACTAATGAGTATGATGGGTGGTGGAATAACAAGTGATCAAGCATCAGGCGGCATTTTAAGTAGCGCCGTTGACTTTTTAAGTAGTGATGCTTTTAATCAAGCACTACGTACAGGTGGTCAGTATTACTTAGGTCAAGAAAACATTAAGGGTGCACAACAGCTAGGCCGCGAGACTCAAGCAGGTGCTCAAGCTTTAGCTCAAGAAGCACGGGCAGGTACAGAGTTTAGACCTTACACTGTTACAAGTGGCCTAGCTAACATAGGTACTACTCCTGAAGGTGGGTTTAATATAAACCTGTCTCCAGAGCAACAGGCTTTACAGGCGCAGCTACAGGGACTTACAGGAGCAGCAGCAGGCTCTATAGGTGGTGGGTATGACCCCAGAGCTGGTCAGATAGGTGGTGCAGCTTATAGTCAAGCACAGCAACAGCTAGGGCAAGTAGGTGCTATTGATCCTTCTATTGCAGCTCAACGTGGCGCAGTAGGTGGACTGTTTGGTCAGACACTGGGTCAGATGGGTCAGCCTACAGGCTTGGAGGGCATTACTCAAGCAGGTCTTGGAGGCGCTCAAGCGCAGTTAGGAAGAGCTGGTCAACCTGCTGACATTGAAGCTTTACGTTCTCAGTACGCAGGACTTGCAGGAGCTGCTGGTCAAGGTTTGTTAACATCTCCTGAACAACGTCAAGCTGACATCTATGAGTCCATCAGGGCTACACAGACTCCAGAGGAACAGCGTCAGCGTCTGGCTACAGAAGAGCGTCTACTTGCTCAAGGCCGCTTAGGTCTGTCCTCTGCTGCTTATGGTGGTGCATCTCCTGAGCTGCTGGCACAAGAGACTGCTCGTCAGGAAGCTATGGCTCGTGCTGGTCTGTCTGCTCGACAGCAGGCACTGGCAGAACAACAACAAGGAATGGCTACAGCTACGGGATTAACAGGACTAGCCTCTAATTTAGCTGGACTTTCTTCAGACTTAGAAACAGCAGGAATAGGACGAGGCACTACACTCGCAGGCTTAGGTCTGCAAGGCGCACAAGCAAGCCGTGGATTTGAGCAGCAAGACTTAGCTAATCTTTTACAACTACAACAATCAGACATCAGTGCCGCAGGACAGCAGCAGGCTCTACAGCAGGGGCGCTTGGGTCTAGGCACAGGTTTGTTCGGATTAGGTACACAAGCATCTCAGTTGCCTTCACAGCTACAAGGGGCTGACATAGCTAATCTTCAGCAAATGATGGCAGCTGGTTACTTACCACAACAGCAAGCGTTGTCTATGCTGTCGGCTAGTCAAGTACCTGCTGGTTATGCTGACATTGGACGTAGGACTGGCACTGAGCTGGCTACACAGATGGGTCTAGGTGGTCTGGAAGCAAGACTACAAGCGGAAGACTTAGCTAATCGTCTACAGCTACAGCAAGGGGAAGCAATCTTAGGTTCTTTGTTTGGTCAACAAGCTACAGCTCAAGAGCAAATACTTAATAGAATACTTAATAAAGATGGTGCTCTTTTAGAAGGTACGGATGGTTTACTTACTAGTGGTCTTGAATGGTTAGCGGGCAAATTTTAATTTTAAGGAGATAAGATAATGGCTAGAACAGATATTGCAGGACTCCTTACGGGCATGCCTAGCAGCCGTCCCGATCCTATGGGAATGGGTATTAACTCAGAGCAGCAGAGGTTAGCTTTTGGCGCACAACGTGCCGAAGGTTTACAGCGTGGTGTGCGAGGCTTGATGGGACAGGACACTATGACTCCATCAGAGCAGTTACAAATGGCGATGGCTCAGTTAGACTTGAGTAATCCTGCTGATCTTCGTAAACTAGCCGGTATACAACAAGTTACTGGTGATTTGGCTGGTGCAGCTAAAACTGCTGCGGGTATACGTGAGTTAGAACTTGAGGGGAAAACAAGGACTGCTGTAGCAAATGAGTTAATTAAACTAGGAATGCCGTCGGAAGCTCAACAAGTTCTTGATAAAACACTAGCTCCCGCTGCTGGTCAGTCTTTAGTATTACAAGTAAAGGGAGAAAAACGTAGAGCAGAAAGCACTGCCGCTGTTAAAGCAGCAGAAAAAAAATCTCAACTTGAAACTAAAAGAACAGCAACCGTTCAGTTATTAATGAATAAAGGTTTTTCGCAAGATAGTGAGGAAGTAAGAGGAGTGCTAGGAGGAGCGTTAGATAGTTTAAGTGAAAGTCAGCTGAATAGTACTGTAAATGCTCTTGCTCTTTACGCCAACCCTAAGATAACTTCTGATTCTTTAACTGCTTATAATACGCCCGAAGGAATAAAGATGGTGGGTAAGTGGACTATAGAAACTCCAGAAGGCGTTGAACAAGTATTTGGATATCGTAATGCAGAAGGAACACCAGTTTCTATAGACCCTGAAACAAGTAAAAAAGTTAAAGATAAAGCTGTTGAAGGCATAAGCTCTAGCCCCGGTAGAGTATCAAAGATAATGATTAAACTATCTACTGCGGGTGAAGAGGCTGTAGATGACAAAGGCCAGCCCATTGCAGGTTTTATTACAGATGCTAACGATGCTTGGAGTAATCTTTCTGATGTAAAAAAACTAGAAGTAGCAACAGCTGTTGATGTTAGAGCAGAGTTTTACCGTAAGCGAAAAGGCATGAATCAGCTACAAGCCCAAAGAACAGCAATTAAAGAAATCTTTACAGATAACATATACAAAAAAGGAGTTACTTTTGATCGTACTTTTGCAGATACTCTTTTAAATTTAGAAGATTATGAAACAGAGATAGCACAAGAGTTTATTGATCCGTCAAGCACTGATAAATCAGGAACATTTAGTGGAATGACAAACAGCGGAATAAATGTTCTCTTTACTGTTACACCACAGGACTAACCAAATGATTGAAGCACAAGCTAATGGAATGAAGTTTACTTTCCCAGCCGATACTCCTCAAGAAGTTATGTCGGAGATGATTGACTCTTACTTTGGTAAAGAAACTCCTGAAACACCAGAGCAAAGAGCTGCTAGAGGTATCTCTGATTATTCTTCCCCGCTGTCAGAAGAGCGTCTTCAACGAGAAAGAGAGCTTGTCAGTCCTGAAGGTAAACCTTGGTATGCCCAGCCTTCCGCACAGGTTCAATCAGCTAAAGCAGTAGGTGACTTCTTTAGATACTTAGGTATTGGTGAAGGCGCTGAAACTAAAAGTGTAGAAGGCGTAGGTAAAATTACTAGACTAGATGAGCTAGGGTATCAACGAGACTTAGGTCTTAACGTAGCACGTAAAGCAGCTATGTATCTTGAGGCTGCCTTCCCTTCTACAAAAATAGGAAAGGATGAGTACGGTCGTACTACTTTTGAATCTCCAGAAGAGCGCTATGGTAAGGAAGTATTGCAGCTGCCTTTCCAAGAAAGACTTAAGTTTATGCAGGAAGACAGAGTTAACACAGCAAGAGAACAAAATGAGATGACCGCTGCTGTGCTTGATGTGGCAGGCGAAGACGAAGAGATGGCTTTAGCTGGTAGAGGAATAACAGGTGTTCTTGATCCTGCACTCGTTCCTGCTGTTGCTATAAGCATGGCAGGTATAGTACCTACTTTGCTGGCCGGTGGAGGTTACGCCCTTAGTGATGAAGGTACTAATCAGCTTTTAAAGAATGAGGCAGACATAGACAAGCTAGTTCAAAGCGCTGTGATAGGAACTGTTTTTGCCGCAGGTACTGCCCCTGTTAGGACAGCAGGCCTTCTCTACAAGGGAGGTATTCAAGCCCCTGCAAGAGCAACTGAAGCAGCGGGTAAGAGGTTAGTTAATGTAGTTCAAAACACAAGAGCTGTCAAAGGCAGTACCTCCACTGCTAATAGTATTGTAAATAAACTAGAAGAAAAAACAGCTTATCATTTGATGACTACTAAGTTAGCTAACGGTAAACCTGTAACTAACAAACAAGCTTCGTTACTAGCTCAAAAAGATTTAAACCTAACTCCTCAAAAAATGGTAGATGTGTTTAAGCATGCGTCTAAAAAACCTGCTTACGTTACTAGAGAAAACGCAGCTAAAATTATGGCTGCTAAAGAATCTCCAGTGGCAGCCACAAGTGCTATAGGCAGAACTTGGGATAAGATAGGCGCACCTATGGTTACTGCGGTAAGGAACATTGACGAAGGTATAGGTGCTTCTTTAAGAAAGATGGACATGACGCACCATATTAATTTAGCGAATAGCATGAAACAAGCTACTCCTTATTTAAAGCAGATGATGGCTGCTTCTAAATCCAAAGACCCTTTGTTAAAGGCTCAGTACACTAAATTAGAGAATGCTTTAAACGATAGTAAGTTTACTCTTGCTACTTCAATAATGAAACAGCACTTCCCTGATCTTATAGAACCGTTCAAAGAAAGCCGTAAAGTATTAAACACTTTGTACGCTAGAGCGAGAGACGCAGGTATTAAAATAAGCTACCTTAAAAACCACAATCCTCGTGTAGTTAAAGACTTAGAAGGTCTACGTGCTGCGGCGGGGATTAAACAAGCTAACGCTATTGATGATGCTCTGAAAGCAGAAGCTACAAAGAAAGGACTTGGTAGCTGGACTGAACTTGATGAGGTCACAGCGTCTGAAGTAATTAGCAATGTCATACGCTTTGGAGGCAAACGTCCGCCTAAAGCTTTAGAAGCAGGAAGAAAGTATAACACCATCCCAGATCACTTGCGTCCTTTTTACCATGACACTTCAACTGCTTTACAGTTATATATTAACAGGGCTGAAAGAGAGATAGCGAGACATGAGTTCTTTGGTGCTAAAGGTGTTAAAGACATGGACGGCAACATAAACCTAGATGGTTCAATAGCCAAAGTTCTTGCAGACACTATGAAGAAAAAAGAGTTGACAGCTAGACAGTTAGATGATTTAACTTTATTGTTAAGAGCAAGGTTTAATGCTGACAACAATGCGATGGGTAAAGTCTTTGCTACAGTCAGGGACTTACAGTACGCCGCCTTGTTAGGTCAGTTTGACGCAGCGTTGATTCAGTTGGGCGATGTAGGTTCTTCACTCTACATGAACGGAATAGCTAACACAGCTAAGGCTCTTACCAGCAAAGGAACAAAAGGTTTAACTGTTGATGACTTTGGTTTAGTCAATAAAGTTTCTGCTGAGATGTCTAACTTAGATGGTGTGGCTAGGATACTTGATGGTGCTTTGACTTTTTCAGGCTTTAAGGCTATTGATAAGTTTGGTAAGTCTACTTTCTTAAAAGCTGCTTGGATAAAGAACACTAAGTTAGCGCAGTCAAATCCTCAAGCTATTGTCGATAAGTATAAGAACGTGTTTGAAGGTGAGATAGCAGATCTGATTGCTGACCTACAAGCCAAAAGAGTAACAGACAATACTAAACTTCTACTTTGGAATGAGCTGGCAGACGTACAGCCTATCGCTTTGTCTGAGATGCCCGCCGCTTATTTAAACATGAAGAACGGTAGAATACTTTACTCTTTAAAATCTTTCGGTTTGAAACAGTTGGATTTAGTACGTAGAAACATTGTGATGAAAGCTCAAAGAGGGCAGGTTGCAGAAGCCTTTGAAGAAGCGTTAAAGTATGGCGCTATCATGGGCATCTCAGGCGGTAGTGTGGAGAACGCAAGAAGTTTTATACGTGGAGGGCCAGAGGCTACTGTCTCTATGGATGATGCTTCTTTTGAGGCACTGTCTAAAATCTTCTTTATGAGTAAGTACACAAAAGAAAAGTTCTTGCAGGAAGGTAAGTATGGTTCTTACGCTATGAACTTGATTCAACCTGCTGCTCCTAGTGTTTTAGATACAATAGGTAAATCGTTTGACTCTGTTGTGTTTGATCAAGAGGTTGACTTTGATTCCTTCAACAGAACAATGAGAAACATCCCTGTTGCTGGGTCTGCTTATTACTACGGAGTAGGCGGTGGAGCTGAAAAATTAATTGAACGAGTAGAAGCTGAAGAATAAAAAAAAGGGGCCATTGCGGCCCCTAAGTTTTATCTACACTATCTCACACGCACCACCTACACATGCTAACTCCTGACTTCCTGTCGTGTTATCTTCTTCCTCATACTTCTCTAGGTCATCCCAATCCACACCCACTGGCATTGCTGCTACTAACTCATCATACTTCTCAGCAGTAATGTCCTCATAAGGAGCTTGTTGATATACATGGTCACTATACGGCAACAAACTAATCCCACTACACAGATCAAAGTTCTCCCATATCCACTGTGCTACTTGCAGGAACTCGTTATCAGTGTAATAAACAGTGATGCTTGGTTTATGTTCGCACCAGTGGTTCTGATATGCTTTCCAAAGTTCTAGCTGCTGCATAGCACCCACCTGCTTAACCGTCACAGAGGACTCTGGAGCCTTCACAGGGAAGCTAAAGACTGCTGACGAGGGTGACATAACGTCCTGCTCTACGGGGAATCCTGACTGTCCCATGAAGACTGCAAGCGGGTCTTTGTTGTCGCTACGTACTCTGCGAATGTAATGCTTAGAGAAGCGAGGATGGATACCACTAGCACTATCGACAAGCTGAGATACAGTACCGCTAGGCTTGACGCATGTAATAGCCGCAGACTGGTTAATGCCAAGCTTCGCAGCCCACTCCTTATTCGTATCCACAGCAACATCTCGTACTTCCTCCAGCCACTTGCCTAAGTCCTTAGAGCAGCCCTTACTCAACAGGTAGTGATCCATAATGCCTGTCATGCTAACACCCAGTAGTGCTTCTTCCTCAGTGTTCTTCTTCCAGCAGTTACGCAGGTATCTAAAGTCTGTCAAGGTAGCCTGTAGTGTGCCAATGATAGCAGCCATCTCTGACTTCTTCTTGAGACTAGCCAGTGTGTCATCAGGACGTACTACAATCTCTGACAGGTTACAGAACTGGTTGCTACGCAGGATGATTTCAGAGCATGGGTTAGTACCAAAGTCCTGGTCAGGGTCACGCCTACCGTTACGTGCTGCAATCTTCTGAGCTGCTATACGGCTAAAGATTCCACGCTCTCCCGCCTTACTCTCGTACATGTTCTGCATCTCGCCTAAGAAGGATTCAAAGTCTGGCTTCTCAGTGTACGCTACGCTGTTGTTAGCAAGCCTACGGTGGCCTTCATGCCTCCACCAGTCACCTGACTTAGCCTTCGCCATACGTGGATCAGACAGGTTAGAGAGGCTGATTAGAGCTGATCTACGCACACCAC